TAAATTTGCATCCAAAATGTTCTGAAACATTCCGTTCTCTTGTTCAACGCCAAACCTCGTAAATTCGACAATCTCCCAATCTTCAATGGTTTTAAAATTTCTATTTCTGTTTATGGTCTCAATAAACTCTTTTGCTAGTTGCTCCATTGGATAAACTACCTGTGTTACATGATCCGCTGTGTAATAATTAGCCACATCTGTTTCATCTAAAAAGAAGATTCTTAATGAACTTTCAATATCAATTGTGCTTTCACGTCCAAATTGTTTGTAATTCAAAGAGCCTAATAGCCAAATAATCGGTGTTTTTGAACTTACATTATTGCTTAAAATCGTCCATTCTCTATTCGTGGCTTTTTTTGTTCCATGAATAAAAAACGGTTGTGGCAAAAATATAGTTCCGTCCAATAATACTAAAGGATTTGTTCTCTCTCCAACTAAATACTCATCCTCTTCTAATTCAGTAATTAAGAAGTTTTCACCATTACATAAAACTGACTTACCGATCCTAGCCCATTTAGTCGCGCAAGTGTACGTTTTTTCATCGTCAACATTAAATATCCCCTCAATGGTATTATCCATTTCAAAGACAATGTTCTGAACAATATTAGAAAGCTCGTTTATCATACCCAATATGCCGTTTGTTTCTGCATTCCATTAAATAGAGTAAAATCTCCTTTCCCAACGTATGTAATCGTGAAAACAGCGTTATTATCACCACCTACAACCGTACTTAAAGCGCCTACAACGTAATTTATTCCCGCTTGATTAATTGTTCCGCCCGTTACAACAAAGAAGTTATTAGCAACGATATTAAGCGTTAAATTTCCATCACCGTAATAAGGCGTAATAGTGCCTTGATTCGTTTGTGTAGTGTAACCACTTCCGCCACTTGTCAATGATAATGAAACAACTTGACCCGTTGGGGCGTTCATATTGACTTGAATGTACGTTTGAATTGCTCTATAACTCTTTATTGCTTCGTTGTAACGTGTGTAAATCATTGTGTATAACGTGCTGACTGGCTCTGAATTCTCACTAATCGGACGAACATTTCCGTACGGTGTCATTTGGTTAATTAGATCCTTTGAATACTCAAAATAAACAAATCCCTTTAACATCTCAATTATCCCCTCGGAAATTATCAATTGTCTAAACGTAATATTTTCGTAAAATGGATTAAAAATCTTTTGAAAGTTTGGTGATTTAGGCACGTTCTGAATGTTCAAATCACTAATAAACTCATCATATAATTTCGCTCCAAATAACTCTATTAAATAACGTTTTTCGTACTTGTCAATGTAATCTTGTAGCTTAGCCACGTCATACATCCCCGTACTTAACTGATATTTTCCCGTAAAATCTTGAACTGTTAAAAACATCGTATTACTTTTTTAGTTTTCCAAACCCTTTTTTGATAAAATGCTTTACCATTTCACCCGTTACTTTGAAGATTGCACCCTTTGGTAAATGCTTTGATTCTCCATTTCCAACAAATTCATACATAACCTTATCATCAATTTCAATTTCAACCTTTACTTCATTTGGCTTCTTATCAATGTGAACGTCAATTATTCGAGTATCTAGATCGATTTCTGTTCCTTTAATATCTTTTTTAACTTTCAATTCAGCATTATTCACGTTTAACGTAACGTCAATATCCTTTTTTTTACGAGTTTTCTTTTCCATTGTGCAAATTTAAAAGGGGGGCTAAGAATAACCCCCATTATTTTTAGTCGTTTATCAACGCAATACATGCAGCAATATCACCAGCAACAAACGCTGGATAATCATTTGCTTTTACATATTGAACTAAACGTGCTTCAGCAAGGATAGTAACCATGTTTCTTTGGAAATCATCGTTTACATAACCTACTTGTACGTTCATTGCCTCTCTCATTCTAACATTTGACTTCGAGAAATCACCTACTAGGAATGTACCAGCTGCAATATTAGTTGTTGGAACAACAATAAGATTAGCTACCTTATTTACGTCCATTAAGAACATTGGATAAGTATACTCACCTGTATTCGTCTTAGTCAACTGCATTGCTGCAATGTCAGAAGGATTCAATACAACGTGTGTAGGCTCAAAATTAGCACCTTGAATTTGTGCAATAGCTACTCGAATAACATCTGTAATGTTTGCTACTGGAACTGTTCCCGCAAATGTACCCGCCGCAAAGTTGACAGCATTTGTCAAAATTCCATTGATACCACCCATTGCACCATTTAATAAAGCATCTTCAATTGATTGGTCAATAGAAGCCATTAAATCAGAGTTGATTTCAGATTGAACAAACGCCAAATCTGCTAACATTTCTTTTGAAATCTTTACAGTTCCAGCAATTTTCTTAACCTCTTCCGAAATTTCTTCATAAGACGGTTGTCCTGAAATCTTAACTCCAGCTTCATCAACCCAACTTGACGCTGTTTGAACACTTTGAGAGATATAAGTTACAAATTTAGACGCTGTTGTTCCCATGTTTACAATGTCACGAATCTTAATGATTGGACGTGCAATTCTTGATACCCCTGGCTCTAATGTAGACAATGCGATATTTCCAGAGTAATCTCCATCGATAGTTGTATCATAAAGAGTTTTAGTTTCTAAAGTCATCATACCACCTTTTTCAGCTGTTTCCTTAATCTTGTCGATATTAGCAACATAAGCCTGAGAGATTGCTTCAGCCATTGAACGTGGTTTACGCTCAGACTTGAATCCTTTCTCTGACATTGCTTCCATTTTACCTTCGAATCTAGCAATTGCTTTTTCGATTTCTTGACTCTTTGCTTCTAATCCTTTAAGGGCATCAACGTCAGATTTAAGACCTTCTAGGTCTGCTTTTGTCGGCATTGTAGCCAACGTTTCATTGAACTTTGTGTTGATTTTTTCAACAACTTGTTCTGGTGTTAAATTTTCACTCATTTTTTCTTAGTTTTTGTTTTTAAAATTTGTTTATTACGTCACTCCAATTGAACAATTCTTGTGTTATTAGTGGCTCGGTAATCTGTGAATGTTCTTTTACGAACGGCTCACTTTTTGCGAGTATTAACATTTGACTGTTCAAATATTTTAATTTCATTTCCATTTCAAATAAACGCTCATCTGAGCCTTTACCGTTTGCAAGTCCTTTGATTAATAGGTCAATTTCATTTGAGATTTTAACCGCCTTTTCAACCTTATCTTCACTCTTCATTACATCAACAACGTTCGTTTCGCTGTTTGCTCCGAATGTTACTGCGCTTCCCTCATATAACTTTAATTCTGAAATCATCCAATAACCTTGTGCTGGAGCGTTTGCATCGTCAATCCAGCGCATTTTGTCTTGAATATATTGGAATCCGATTGAATGTTCACGTATTATTCCATCGTTATAATCGTTCCACGCGTCATTTCCACCTACTGACGTACCTAACTGACTGACTGCAAACAATCCAAAGTCATCTTCTTGTAATGTCAAGAATTTACCGATAGGCTTTTCCCAATCATGCCAACGTAAAAAGGCTATTTTTCTGTTTGAAGGGCTGTCGGGACCACGTTCCTGAATAGATTTTGTGAACGCACCCTTTTTAATCATGTCGTTATCACTATCGATATTGTCAAACTTTGCTAGGTAGACAGCCACTTGACGTTTGTCGGAGCTTATATCCTTTATTTCGGCTGCTCCCTTTGTTTGGTAGTTAGTTGATTTCATAGTTAAAACGTTTGTGGTGTTTGTGGTATTTCGGGCGTTGCTGTTATCATTGATTCAGCGACAATACGGTCATATCCGTAGTAATTTACTAATGTATTTACAGCTATTTCATTAGTCATTTGTCCCGTTGCAACAGCTGTATTAAGGGAAATAATACCGTTTAATCCCCCAACTGTTCCTCTCAATTCAGTTTGCGCTTGGATTAATCCGTTTTGTTGCGCTTGTGCTTTATCAATAGGTTCTAAAGTATAGCCAAATTCAGCTGCATATTGCTCTTTAGTTATAACTCCATCAGTTAATAATAGGTTATAAGCAGTTACTTTCTCGGTTAATGCTTGATATTCTGATAGCTCGTCATCTTGTAATACAGGCAAATGATCAAAACACGCCTCGATTCTAATTCCCTCTTTATCAAGACCAAGTTGATGACAAATTGAATCATACATTTGCTGAGTCTCAGGAATAATGGTATCGGTGTAAACCATTCGAATCGAGTCCTTAACATTGCTAAACGTGCTACCCTTCTCACTTGAAAATAGGTTTGCATTCATCCCATAAGCATCTATAATAGCCATTTTATCAGCTGTAAGCTCTTCAAATAGCATTAAGTCCCTTGTAGGATATGACATTGATTGCCAATTAACTTGACTTTCTGTAATGATTATTTCGTCTTTTGAACGGTTGAACCAATCACGCTGTATCTCTCTTTTCTCTTCTGGTGTCATTGGAATTGCACCCCCTATATCCGAGTTTTGAGCTGATAAAATACCTATTGCTCCGATATTCTCTAGTAGTACATTTCGTTTATGATAACTTGCTTTGATATTACTTAAAGGATATTTCAACGCATCAATTCGACTTGTTGGCTTAACGATACTCATTCCGTCCGTTGTAGTCAAATAAATAACATCTTCAATCGGTAACGTTTCGATTTTATTATCATCGTACTCAAATTTATACCCGTCAATCAACCCGCTTACATCCATTTGCTTAAGCGTTTTACCGCTTGTCATGATTTGGATTTTATTACTAGGTAACGGTACAAACAAATTACGCTGGTTGAATGCTCTCAATGGGCAATAACCGAACGCATTTGAATAAAGGGCGTCATTAACTGACATAGAATAAACAACATCTGACCAACTTTGAACGGGATTTGGTCGCTTAACCATGTCTAAAAACCAATGCTCGGTTATTTCAACGTCATTACTATCATATAATTTTGGAATATTACTGCTCATCATTGACGCTCTCTTATCAATTACAGCTCTGAATTCAGGAATACTTAAAAACCATTCCCATGCGTTATTTGTATCAATCCATATTGCGTTCTTAACTCCCCAAACCTGATTTTGTATTGGTCTAAGGCGGTTAAATTGATTTATAAATCTATTTTGTTGTCCTGAATTGACTCCAAAAAAAGAATCCCAAAAATTAATTTCCATTCTGTTTTGATTAGAATTTAAGCAAAGTTACGATAAATTTTTAAACATTGATTGTACAAAAATACTTAATCCAGCCAAACAATCTGGAGCGTCATCGTTTTTATTCTTTCCCTCCTTACTAAAACTTAGTACATTTTGGATAAATAATTCGCTTTGATTATCCCCATTACGCACAAAAATCATTGAATTCATGACGTGTGCTGAACTCATTATTATTCGTGTTATTTTATTTTGGGTGTTATGAACTTGGAGAATTCGTGTTTTCGTCTGTGTTTGTAGTTGACGACTGAACATTGCACCCATTGAATTGCTCTCAACCCTACAATAAGTTACTCTCCATTTGTCTAATAATGCAGCCGTTTGAGGGATAGTTATATCGGTGTTATCCCTGGTCATTAAGTAGTCCACAATAAACAGCTGTTTTTTAATTACAGCGCAAATTGCAACGGATGTGTAATCAGTCCCCTGATCCGAAACGTCAACGTAACCTATGCACCCCTCAATAGGATTTGCCTTGTTTATTTCTGCGAATTCGTCTTTTGACATGAATTTCAACTCATTGAATAACCTACCTTTCATATCTACTGGCTGTTGTTGGTATTCTGCTTCCCATATCTCAGGAGCTGTTCGCTTCTTTTTCTCTATGTATTCGGCGGTTGTCAATACATCCTCACAAAATGACTCTCCTTGTTCATTCATTGCGCTGACAATAATTGATTTGTCGTATATTTTTGATTCAATATTACGCCCTATAACGTCGTTTAGACTCCAACGTGTGCCTATATCTATACGTGCGCATCCACTTTCAAAACGGGAATCGTGTGTTGATTCCTTCCATTGGTTAATCCTATCGTTAACTGTGTCGGATAATGCGTCCTCAATCCCTCTGTAAAGGTCATCCGTTATTGCAACGTTTGACGCTCCAAACCCTATAATTGTACCGCCAACTCCAGCACCAAAATAACCCACTTGCTTACTTGTATTGGTATTCCATCCTTGAAGATTAGATTTGTCATCTGACAGCGTTACATTGTTAAAAACTTTACGGTATTTGTCCGATTTAACTATGGCCCTAACGTCATAACTGAACTTTAAAAAGAGTGTTGCTGTGCAAGTGTTACGCATTACTGACTTGTCAGGGTTGCGACCAATGGTCCATGCACAAAATAATGACGTTATGTACGATTTTCCCGCTCTAGGTGGCATTGAAACGGATAAACTTTTGATTGTTTTTTCCTCTATTTCTTGAAATGCGTCCGCTATCTCTTTGAGAAAAGGTCGGTTATTAAAGAAAATAGGATCATAATAACAGCAAAACTGCCATAATTCTCGTCTTGATAATTCCCTTTTGAGCAAGTCTTTTGCGTGTGCTTTCCTCTCATTCATCTTCGTTTAATAAGTCCTTTAATTCATCCGTAGTGAGGTTGGATAGGTCTATTTCGGTGTTCGTTTGCTCGATTTGTTGAACTGGTGCGCCATAAGCTGAGTCAAGTACCGCCTTGTATGCGTTTGTGTCCTCTTTGATTATTGCCTTATTGATTTGGGCAAGGTGCATTTTCAGTTCGTTGTCGTTTAGGGATAATAATTCCTTTAAAATAGTACTTCTATTGCGCACTCCTTTACCCCTTCCGTTTGGATTTGCATTGTTATTTTTACCAAATGGTTTTAAGTTTTCTTTGTTTGCCATTTTTTCACGTTATTTTCACGTTATTTCAATCTATTTTTTTGTAAGGGACAACCTTATTTAAATAATCTTTTCTTTTGGTGCAATTACATGTTTTAATAACGCTTTTTACCACTTTGGCTATTCCTGTTGATTCAAGTATATTCTCTACTGTGTCTCCTAGTCCTTTAGGTTTTTGGTATAGTATCATTGTTCGTGTTTTAATCGTCTAAATCCATGCAATATATCGGCTCATTCATTCCTAAATTTCCACATCCGTATGTTTGATTGAATAAATCTATTGCCTCAAAGTAATCTATTCCCTCTCTTTGTATCAACTTAACAATTTTTTTTACTGAATATATCGGTAAATTACTTCCCAGGTCATAACCTAGAATACAATTGTCATATTCCTCAGGCATTTTTCTTTCTGCGCTTCCACTTATTTCGTAATAATCTTTCAAAATAACCATTTTATAAGTGAATAAATAGCGTATATTAAGCTGAATGATATAACTCTAACGAATGAAGATGTCATTTCTTTTTGACCGGTAAACCAACTCTTGACTTTTGGCTGTTCTAACCAAATTAAAAAGACTAATAAAAATCTGTCAAATACAAATATTGCGGTAAAAAAAGGAATCAAAATAAGCCCTAGAACTTTACGCATTTTCTGTTTATTCGTGTTTTTCATGTTACAAATGTATTAATTTTCTGTTGAATTTCGTAAAAAATAGATGTAATGGAGGTGTCCGATTGTTACTGTCTTTAATATTCCTATCTCTCTGCGCCTGAATGCTATTATTAACCTGTGCAAGTCAATATCTGTATAAACGCATACAGCTGGGAGCAAATCGTAACTGAATTCTATTGAATAACCAATCTTTGTTTCGTCTTTTTGAGTTTCAATTACAATTGTTGCAATCCATTCTTCTGTT